AGTTCAAGCCGCGCTGGAGACCACCAGGCGGAACTATGCACTGCGCCCAGACCACATCACCCGTTGCAGCGGGGGAGAGGAAACCGCCGGTATACGACTTGCCGTCGGCGTAATAGGTGATCGTGCAGTTCTTCACGGTCAGCCAATCGCCATTACCGAAGTCGCCGCCCGAGGTATCGTATGTGTCGATCTCGGCAAGGTACTCACCATCCAGGATAGTAACCTTGTCGGTCCCGAAGCGGTCCGTCCGGCCCAGCGTGTCGTGGAACACGCAACGGCAGACCGGAGTCTCTCCAGACCCCACCGTGCCCATCTTAGCCGCCTTGTTGTCGGCGCCCCAGTGGATGAACTCACCACTGAGGAACTCGTCGGTAGTCGTGGCGATGGGAATGGAAAGATTCATCAACTGGCTCATAAAAGTCTTAGGCTTTACCATCTGAGTCTACCTCCTTAAAGCCTGCGCGAGAAAACAGCTCGGTCTACGAGAGCGGCGGGATCTCCGCCAGAGACTGCGGGCGCTTTGCCCACGCTCCCAAAGCCCTGGTAAGCCGATAGGCCCTTGCGGGCCAAGTTATCATAAAAATCAAAGTCGCGACTTGACATCTTAGTAAGAGAGAGCGCCTTGTCGTAGAGCGTAGCGCCCTGTATGTCGCCTAGTAGGCCGCGGTTGGATAGTGGCTCCACAATCTCCACAGCCCTCGCTAATTTTTGAAGAGCATCGTCCAGCGCCTGGATCCGCCGGGCAGACTCTTTTAGTAATCCAATCAGTTGATCTGTGCTGTTCATCGTCCTACGCTGACGGGGCTGCTATCATGCCCAGTTGCGTGATGCGGTTCTTGATGCTTTCACGCAGAGCCAGCTCTTGCGTGCTGACATCCTCGCCGGAGAAGATATCACGCAGATACTTGTCCAGCGCCGCCCCTCCATCACTTGATCTGGCCACCTTGTCTAGGGCTTCAGCCGTATGGACAAGGCGGTCTATCAGCTCGGCGTTAGATGTCTTCACCTGGGCCGCATCAACGCTGGCGCTTTTCAGCAACTCGTCAATCTCAGCCCAGCTTAGCGACATGCTACTCTATCACCCCAGCGCTCTTGAGGATTGCATAGACATAGTCACGCGTGGTCGGCATGGCCAGCCCCGCGGCCTTCTCTTCATCCTCTAGAGCTTCGGCGGTAGAAAGCAGCGCCTCGCGGTCCTCGTCGTCGACCTCGTCGGGAGACGCATAGGCCTCGAGCAGAGCGTCGGTGAGCTCGGGATCGCCCTCGTCCTCTAGGGCAACATCCTCTTCGGGCATATCATCAACGCCACCCATGGCCTCGGCTAGAGCCTCGGCAACCTCAGGATCTTCAGCCAGCTTGACGATAGCAACCTTCTGCATGAGATCAGTGGCGGCACGTGCAGTAGCAGCCTTGTAAATGTCTCCGGCAGTCAACGCGCTGGCGACCTTATCCATCCCGGACATCTCGCTAACCGTTCCCATGATTCCTCCTACAGTAGCGCGTCAAGAAGACGCTCGAGCTGAGCCTGCGGATTTTGTGCCGCCTGCTTCGTCATTGCCCTATGCTGGGCCGCCCTGACCAGGATGGCCTTGGATGCTATCTTTAGACCATTAAGATAACCCAGACGAGCAGCCTTTTCGGCTTCGGGCGTTGGCGTGCCATCCTCCGAGATGGCCGGGGCGTTTTCGTCGATAGGGGCCTCGTCGTCACCCTCGGATTTGCATCCCTCTTCAGCCTTCTTGACTCTGGCCTCCTTAGAGCCCTCAAGATTAGACTCGGGATCGCCCTCCGTGGGAACGGGCGGATCGCCAGCCTTGTCGCCCGTGGTGTCGCTAACGTCCTCGGTGGGGGGCTTGGCTGGATTGTCAGGGCCGTTCTCAGCAGGCACATCGGGGGCAGCCGTCTCCTCGGACTCCTTCAGCAAGCCCGCCAGCTTCTGCACCTCTTCGTATGGCATGTGATCAATCAGCTGCAATGCCTCTTGCTGCATGCCTAGGTCCAAGAGCTCTCTCACCCTAGCGCTACTCGTCTTGGGAGCTCCCATGACGAGCCTGTCGATCTCATTGGCGTCTCGCGGCGCAACACGCGGCATATCATTACCTCCCAACGACACGTGTCATAGTCTTATGCGTACAGTTTAGCACGATGCGCAAATCTGTCAAGAAATGCATGTCTTAACCCTTGATGTAAGCTCCATATAGAGCATTGAGCGCCATAAGGTCATAACTAGCCACAGCAGAAGCTAGCTTGACGCGACTGTCAATCTCCATTAGCGTGTGCTCCGGAATCAACCCCACCTTGCGGTCCAGCGATTCCGGCGTTCTGTTCAAAAGCATGGCCCCCTTTAGTATCGTGCCTATGTATTGCGCATAAGCCTGCTCCAGATCGGGATTAGGCTGTAATACGCGCGTGTCTGCATGCTTAGCCAATGGAAACGCCCCACGCTGCTCGTAGGAACGCAACATTGACCGACTGTTCATATGCGGAGCCAACATGTCAGCTACTCCATCACTCCAACGAAGCGACATCGGCGAGAGTGATGCGTTTTTGATAGCCAGCAGCGTTGGCGTGCGTATCATTTTGACGTGACGCACTATAATGCGAGCACGATCTGGACCCACAATGGGGCGCATCTTAATGTACGAAAACTCCGACGGGCGAATTTTAATGCCCATTCCAGCCGCAGTGCCCAGGATCTCGTCATCATCAAAGCAGCGGCACATGTCCTCTAGATCGTCAAGCGGCATATCGCTCTGACGCTCATCGGCCTTGCGACCAACTTCAATGAGCTTGCGATTGCCAGACATTACGTCGTCAATGCTCTGCCCCGCAGAGGTACTATCAACCACCTCTTTGTCAATAGCCGACTCTTTAGACTGATACTCGCGCAACTTGCGGCTCAGCTTAGAGGCCACCTTGGCCATCCAACTCGAAGAAGGATCCGCCTCCACCCCCGATAGGAGCGAGATCTCAAAAAAACGAGGATTGGGATTCAATACGCTGACACGCCTCCCGTCAGGCAGGAGCTTGCCTAGCGAGTGCTTGGCGTGCTCGCAGTAATCCTCCCGAGTGGGGGCCTTATGGCCACAGATGGAGCATTGATCATACAAGACGCGTGTACCCATGCTGACACGCGGGATCATGCCGTCTTCAATTTGACGCAGCAACTTAATCGTTCTAGCGTCCGACCGATCTAGCGCCACCAGCAACTCAACACGGTGCATGGCGTCGTTGTATGTCGCGAATAATATGCGGCCCATGGCTTTAGACGGGTCGTTGTTGTCGTGATCTGTATAAACATGCCCCTGCTCGAAGGTCTTATGGTATAGCTTAAGATCCTCTTCGAGGAAAGCATCCCCATTGAGATTGGCGCCCCAAAACTCACTAGCCCCCATGGCGTTAATGAGCATGTAGGAGTTTTTCTCGGTGTCTATTTTGATGGAATCCATAAAGCGCACCATGTCGGGCTGCATCTTCACGCCATCAGGTGGAGTGAAGCGCGTTCCTGCGGTTTTTAGGATATGCACATACGGGCCGTCAGCGCCATATCCCTGAAATACGGTGTGCTTGAGAGAAGCCATATCAGAACGGCACCGTTATCGCCGTGGTCGTTGGAGTGTCGATATTGGCCAGGTCTTTCATGGTAAGCCCGGGAGTGAAAAGCTTCATGATGCTCAGCGGCAGCGACCTGGTGTCTACATTAGACTTCTGAATGTCAGATAGACTCTTTAGCGTGCTGGCATCAAGCCCGCCCGTGGAGTATTCCTTAGCCTGACGAATGAGGGGAATCACTATCCCCGGGGTGCGCGCCACAGAGGGGGCTACTTTATAGATGCTATCAAATATACGCCGGTTGCCCTCTTCGCCCTCGCCGCCCAACTCGGGATACTCCGAGCGCAGCTTGTTCCAAGCCGTGGTCTTGTTAACGCGATCGCGCATCTGGCTGCTAATCCCGCGGATCCCCTCGTATGCCCCGTAAGCGGCTAAGCTCGATGCCAGAGAAATGGCCACGCCGGTCAAAATCTGACGCGCCAGGGCGCTATCAACAGCAGCAGTCTTATCCATTATTCAGCCTTCTCCTTGCGAAGCGAGCCACTAGAGGTGATGCCCATCCGGCGTCGTAACCCTGGTTATAGGCGTCGCTAGCAAGCCTATCAATCTCGCCCCTAAACAGCTTGAGATTGGTGAAGGGGATCTTGCCGGTGCGGTTGAAGTAAGTCGAAAGCCCACCGATGGCGGGGTTGGTGAGCCAGTTTGCCCCAGGCACCCTTCCGAATAGCTTGTCAGCGCCCATAAAGGCGATCTGGCCGCCCAGGGTGGAGCCCATCAGCTCTCCAAAACCAGGACGGCTGTAGGGGTCAATTTGCGGACCCCAACCTATCCCGGTTGTATACTCCACCGGCGACGCGGCTTGCTTCAACATGCCAGAAAGCCTACCCATACCTAGTTCCCAAATAGCTCGCTGAGGGTTTCGTCTATCTTAGCGTCGGCAGAGGTAATCATCTCTGCCACCTTGGTCCGCGCTTTATTGCTCGCGATATATGTAGTCAAATCGCCTAGCAGCTTCCAATCGGGATTAATAGCCCCGATTACGGGAGTTACATCAAGAGCTGCTAGCTTTGAAGTCACATTACTCGAGATCGACTTATGCATGCGGCTGAAAAGGTCATCCACCGCCGGAGATAGCTTGTAGGGCAAACCCACCCTGTCGAGGGCTATGGTATACGCCTCGTTAATGCTTCCCGTCTTGATGGCATCATCACGCAGCTGCGTCCAGATGGAGCGCACCGCCTTATCAGCAGCCTCCCCCAACTCACATTCCTTTTTCCGCAACTGCTCTCTAGCCTCTTTTAGCATTCCAAGACGCTTGAGGCGCTCTTCGCGCGTAGCCGTAGCGGCGCGATGCGAGGCGTGCTTTTGTATGACGTTGCCCTCATATGCCACCTTGAGGACATCCCCCACCACATCTATGCCCGCCGCTTTCATGGCCGAATCGTCGTCTGGATCTACGTATCCAAACGATGTCTGGGGCAAACCCAACTGCTCCATTACGTTTCTCCAGTCTACGACGGGGAACGTCGCCTGCGGATCCTTTAGCTCAAAGGTCAAATAGCGCTTGATGGCCACATTAGCAGCTTCGCATAATCTACGGACTTGCTCGCCATTTAGGCCATCTGACCGCGCGATATTTACCACTGACGCCGTGGGGTCTTCTTGCGTCTTTAAAAACGCATCGCGCACTTCATGAGCGCTCCGCGTCAGATACTCACGCGTCATTTCCATGCACGCACCTCCACATTACAACCCTAGTATAGAATGTGCGTCAAAGATTGCTAATCACGCGCGATCTTAGCTTGCAGGAATGTGCTGTTGGGAATCGTGCTGATTAACGGCATGCCATAAACCATCTTACGCGCAACGTTTACGTAGACTAAGGACATCAAAACGTCATCCAACGTCCCCGCGGGGTGGTTGTATAAGAGATTGCCCCCGCTGTCCGTCTCCACAATCTGCGTAAGCATGTCTTGCGCAAACGGCTCCCATACCTCCCACTTAGGCAACAGGAAATGCCGCCTGCGTGTAAACTCCGTGCGGAAGTCAGATAGAGCCATCACGCGATTTAGGTTGAGCTGAGCTATGTCCTCGAAGAACTTCTTAGTCAACGTCCCGCTGCCGGTGAAATGCACCTGAAGGATATTCGACGCGCCCACTACGTGAGCTAGATGCAAGTTACGGTCCCCCGCAGCGCCTTTATCGGCACACACGTAGTCGACTTTGTATTTAGCCAATATATCCTGCACGGCCTCTGTCTGCTCGTCTAGGGGCATAGCTGGAGGGAGGCGCCGGCAATAGATGATCTTAATCTTGTCCGGGCGGATGCATACCGCAATGGTCACCACCGTGGTGGCCCCACCCTCGGCGCTGACGCCCCAGTCGACTCCAGCCACCCTGCGGTGAGATTTAGCCTCTTTATCCAACTCGAGCGTCATGTCGTACTCGCCAGACTCGGCGCAGACTTGTTGTACCTCGTCCATCGTCAGATATTTAGCGCCAGACTCGTAGCTTATACCCAGCACTTCATTCATGAATAGCGCCGTGGAGTATGTGGCTAGCTTGTTGTAATACACCTCTGCAAAATCCGTCCACGGCACCATGATCTGCGAAATCCTAAACCCCTTTAAGTACCGCTGAGGATAACTATGCACCCAACGCCCGGTGCGTGCGTCAATGGGGTTTTTGCACCGCGAGCATATCAACCCCGCCGGAGATATGTTTTCAATCCCCAGGTTGTTGTAGCACGAGTCACTCTTGCTGCAATGCGGGCATCGCACGAGCCATTCCGTCTGCGTAGAACGCCGCCACAGGGCCTCGATCGTATTGTCCAGGCTCTTAGGCGTCCCCGAATAGCGCTTGAATTTAATCGGCCATGGAGAGTGCGACAGGGCCTCTTCTGCAACGATAATGGCCTTGCCGACCATGTCTTGCACCTCGTCCGCCAATACAGCCCCCACGGACACTCCGCGGAAATTGTCTCCATCAGGGTCGCTATTGCGGATATATAGGGTTGAACCGTTGGCTAGGGATTTCACTTCGACGTTGGACTGTATCGGCGCGCCACCCGTGACTAGCGTAATCTTCGGAGAGCTAAAAAACGGGCGCACCTTATCATGGCTCCACTGACGTACCTTTTTCAAATCAGGGCAGCCGTATAAAACGTTGAAATTGGGGAACGCCGTCATCCAGCCCATCGCCATGGCCGCCAGCATGGTTGAGTTGTGTGTTACGATCCCGCCGGTGATGAAGTTGTTATGTGGCGATACCGTAAAGTCCACGCAGTCTAGCTCGCCGAGGGGATCAATAGATATAATGCCATCCCACACTATCTCGCCCGACTCCGCACCAGATCCCTCTTGCGAATCCATAATGGATTGAAACTTGCCAGGCCCTATGCGTACAATATAGGCCTCTCCCGTGGATGCCTCGTGCTCGATGCTCGATTGGATCTCGAATTTCCACAGTATGGCTTGAAGTTGCGCAGCCATCGCGCGCGAATCCGCCACACACTCCGCACCGCTATCACTAGAAGCTCCGTGGGCTTGCCATATCCGATTTAGGAATAACGCCGTCTGCTCCCGAGAAAGATCGTATACGCAATCCGGTATTACATCTGGATATTCAGCGAGAGCTGCAACACACTCGTCATCGCACTGATAGCTCCCGGTAAATTCGCCAACACGCGACATCGCAGCGACACGCGTTCCCACGGCTAGCTCGCCACCCTCTACCCAACCGTTGAACGTCAATACCGGATGCGTGGTGGCAATATCCATTTCTAGCCCCAAGCGCGTCTTGATGCGGATACAAGGCTTGCGATAAACCCGAGAGCGCCACGTCACCTCGCCACGCGACGCCTTGAGCTGATCCATGTCGAGAGCAGCTAGGTGATGACCGATCAATACGTCACCCGCCCGAATCAGGCGTCCGTTATCTAGTGAAACGAGTTGGTCTACAGATACGGTTTTCTCTGTCTGCCTGGCGCAACACATTAGCAGTTCAGAATATCCGTTATCGAAGAACGGTAGGGTGTAGCCTCTATCCGCTAGGGAATACGGCTTGCCGTCAAGCGTTAGTATGGATTGAACC